GTTGATGCACGGTCCGCCGACGACCGGGGTTGTGGTGCACAGCTCGCTGGCGCATGGAGCCGGGCTCGACGCTGCTGGGGATGGCTCAGCGGAGCCCGGCTCCTGCTGCGACGGTACAGGTTCGCTGGGAGTGTCCGACGGCTCAGCCGAAGGTTCCGCAGACTGTGTACTGCTCGGATCCGCCGACGGCTCGACGCTCGGCTCAGCAGACGGCCCGTCAACCACCACAGTGCTCGCCGATACCTGCGGAACCTCAGGTTCCATCGCACCGGCGGCCACCGGCACACCAATCGCCACTACAGCGGCAGCCACCGCCACCACCACACGCCGCACAAACATGATCAATCCGTTCTCTCTGGGACTGGGATACGCGCACCGACCATACCGCCAGCTGCGTACCTGTCACCCGGCAGCGGCAGCGACCTTCGCGGTCCCACCACACCCACACGCAACACCACCAGACGTCACCGAACATCCACGACCGCCGTGGTAGAAGGCGTGATGTCCACATGCGCCACACCGGCGGTCCCGGGCAGGAACCGTCACGGCCCTGGCAGACTGCTGGTCCACGGATTCTGGGACGCCACGAGCCTCCAGCTCGGCGACCCTGTACCACACCTCTGCGCATCCCCGGTACAGGTCCTGCGCCACCCGGTACATCCCAACCACTGTCTCAGCGTGGTCAGTGTCAGCTGCTATGGCCAGCGCACGGTCTGCTGCTGCCTCCATGGCCTTGGCGATCCTGCGGGTGTGGTCTACCGGTGTGTCTGCCATGTCTGCACAGTACCCGACACCATGACTAGCCATAGTGCATAATCTCCGGTGTGCGAACAACCATCACGGCAGCGGCCCTCACGGCAGCCCGCCACGCCAGTGGCATCACCCAAGCCGAACTCGGCACACGCATCTACCGGACCAACAACACCATCTCGCGCTGGGAACGCGGAACAACACCAATCCCCAGAAGTCTCTACGCGGCACTCGAACGCCACCTCGACCCGAACATCCTCTACCAGACGCCAATCAACGACTAACCACATCAGTACACATCAGTACAGAATCCACACCCAACAGGAGTCACACCGTGAGCCACAGCCCGATCCACGCCACCGTCACCATCGCCGCTGAACGACAAAAAGTAACCAAGCTCGTTCATGATCGTGCAGCAGCACTGATCGCCGAATCCATCGCACACCAGTGAACACCGACGAACCAGTACTCAAGCGCCTGCGGTTCCCACTCACACGGCACAACACCGACCTGCTCATCGTCGGCGACCACTTCGACGAAGGCGGCCGGTTCGTACTGGTCGAGCTAGACAACACAAGAACCAAGTCGTGGACCTGGCTCGACTGGGACAACGCCTACGACAAGCTCTCCGACGACTGGCGATCGAGATTCACCAGGAAGGCGCTATGACCGCCGACATCACCGACGAACAGCACCGCATGGCACAACACCTCATATGGAGGTTCGACACTGTCGACCTGTCCTGGACGCTGCACGACCGCCGCACCGGACAGGCACTCTCCACGGTCGCCCAACGCACCGACGGCGCGTGGCACATCCAAGGCGACCCAGGCACAGCAACGTACGTCAGCTGCGACACAGCACGCCACCAGGCGCTCATGTCAGCAATCAGCCGGCAACTGGACAAGGAACGCGCCTTCGCCGGAGGCCTGCCACCAATCGGATCGGTCTGGCAATTCCGGCACCAGCAGCGCATCCCACAAGGCGTCGAGGTAGCTGCCGGCAACGGCGAACTCGAGCGGGTCATGGTTGTCACGGGGCACGGCCCGGCATACCAGATGTACAGAGCTGACTCCGTCTGGCGTGAAGTCACATCAGACGGAGTCAGCGAACGCTCACGACGAAGCATGGGGATCGTCGTCGGCTATGACCCGTGCATCTTCGCTGGGATGTTCGCTCAAGCAGAACAGTAATGCTGGCACCAGGAGGTTCAGCGGCGCGCTGAGGCAAACGCCCGGCGCGCTGTCCTGCGTCGGCGCTGCCGTGGAGCAGTGAACGGCTGGTTGCTGGCATGCTGCTCGCCAGCGACTGCTACCAGCCCCCACTCGCGTTCACCAGACGGCAGCGCCCGAACGCCGTGTACCGCGTTCCCGGCAGGCATAGGACACGCCGCGCACGTCACCGCAACATCCGACGCGACGAAATTATGCAGGCCAATGCGGTGCAGTGCCACCGAGCCCATGTCCTCCACCACAATCACCCCCACAAATCGTGCATATCTGTGTATGCAGATCGTACACCACACAACCAATGAGGAAAAATCAATTCACGTTCGTGTCGTTCCTGGAACAAGCAGAAAGCTCCAACCCGAGCTGCCGCACGTCGACCGCTGCTGCCGACAATGGCAACCCAGCCCGCTCCACCTCGGCTGCCTCCAGCGCCTGCCAGATCTCCAGCTCTTCCCGTGCCTGCACGTGCCGGGACACGCCGCCGACGGTGGCGTTCCGGTCAAGCCATCGTGCCAGCTGTGTCAAGACGCGGACCTGCACCCGGTTGTCAGGCATCGCACACCTCCATCAGTGTGAACGCCTCTGTCGTCATCCACGCCCGGCGCTTCGACAGCACAACCGGACCAGCATGAGTGAGCTCGCGCCACACCGAATCGACTCCCACTACGCCGGTCACCGGGCAGTGGTCGGTGACGACAGCGATGCGCTCGACCACACCGTCCCCTGCCCGATCCTCGACCGTCGGCGGGATACGTCCTGCCGAGTACCGACACACCTGCCCCAACGGTGGCATGCTCAACGCCCAGCCTCCATAGTCAGATGTGCATGAATGAACGCATCATGTGCCTTGTAGACAAGTACAGACGATGATGTCGGTTCCCCCGCCAGCACAAACACCAAAAACCGCACCATCCCCACCTACCATCAACCCATGCCAGCACCATGCCCCGCATGCCACAACCCGACCCCAACCGGAACTCTCTGCACCACCTGCACCACCAACCACACCACCAACCTCACATGGCTCACCACCAACCTCCACGAACTCACCACCACCACCGCCAACCTCGCCCGAACCACCAGCGCCACAGGAAAAGCCCCCACCGGCCGCACCGCACCCATCCCCATCAACCTCCACGCAGCCGCCGCCCAAACAGCCATCAACACCATCCTCACCACCTGGGCGCTCCGGGTCACCACCAGCCACCACCAGCCACCACCAGGCAACGCCCACCACGCCCTCACCATCCTCACCACCCACCTCACCTGGACACTCCACCAATCCTGGGCCGTCGAATACGTCACCGTCATCCGAGCCTGCCGCCGCGCCACCGAACGGATCATCGACCGCCACACCGACCACTGGTACGCAGGCCCCTGCAACACCGGCACCTGCACTACCGACCTCTACCCACGCCGCGACACCACCGAACCCATCACCTGCCCCACCTGCGGAACCGGCCACGACCCGGACACACGTCGCCAGCAGCTCCTCACTGCCATCGCCGACCAACTCGTCACCGCCACCGAGGCAGCAGCAGCCCTCACCACCCTCGCCCCAGTCGCCACCGCCGCGCAGATCCGCCGCTGGGCACAACGGGGCCTCATCACTGCACACGGCACCATCGGCAGCCGCAGCCACCCCACCTACCGACTCGGCGACATCCTCACCACCGCCAAGACACGCCGCCAAAAACACACCACAAGTTGACCAGTTTGTTGACCAGTGTGTACGCTCGGTAACCAACAGGACCAGTCCGCCAACACCCCACCAGCCCACCCAAACAGACGAGACACCACACGGACCACAAAGCCAACCAGACATCCACCAAACAGCCAGCCCGGCACCCATGGAGCACCATGGACACCACCCCAGGCAACAACCTCCACACCTACTGGACCAAAAACAAAGACGGCCTCGCAAAATGGGCCACCAAACCACACCCATACACCACCCTCTACAAACACCTCCTCAAACACCTCAAAAACCCCGACTACGCCCACCGAACCGCAGCAAAATGGTTCAGCGACGTCTTCGGCTACTGGCCAGGCTCAGACGCCAACCGCGTCGCCCACGGCAAACCACCCAAAGGCCACAACATCGGCCCCGGCTAGCCCTCCCCCAACAGCAAGGACTGCGGGGAACGCCCCAGCAAGGACTGCGGCGCAGCCAGAGGAGCACCCCATGCCACGAATCCCAGACAACATCCGCGAAGCCATCGCCGACGACCTCCGCAACAAACGCGGCGGCCAACGCGTCATCGCCCGCCGCCACGGCGTCGCAGCAGGCACCGTCCGCAACATCGCCGACGAACAAGGCATCAGAGACGCCTTTGACCGTACAGCTGTCCAAAACGCCGTCACAGCCAGAAACGTCGATATCCAAAAGCGGCGTGCAGCACTCGCAGAGGCGCTCATCGATGACGCATTCAAGCTCCGCGACCGCGCCTGGGCCACACACCGGTACTACGAGCGCGGCGTAGACGGCCCCGTCCTCGTCGAACTGGAGCTCCCGCCAGCTGGTGACGTCCGGAACTTCTACACCGCCGTCGCCATCTGCGTGGACAAGGTCGATCGTCTGACCGCAGCATCAGGCCGGGAAGACGCAGCAAACAGCGTCGATGCGTTCCTGCGTGGCATGGTCAGCGGACAGGTCGCAGACGCCATCAACCAACACCCGTGATCAAACCGCTGGAGGGGAAAGGCCGCGACGCCGTAGCCCTCGCAACACGCCGCTTCAACATCTGGGAAGGATCCGTCCGATCAGGCAAGACCGTCGGGTCGCTGCTGGCGTGGCTGCTGTTCGTTCGTCAGGGCCCGCCAGGCAACCTCATCATGATCGGTAAGACCGAGCGGACCCTCAAACGCAACATCATCGACGAGCTCATCAACTGGCTCGGGAAAGGCCGATGCCGCTACGTCGCCGGCTCCGGTGAGCTCCACATATGCGGACGCATGATCTACCTGGCTGGCGCCAACGACGAGAAGGCCCAGGAGAAGATCCGCGGCATGACCCTCGTCGGCGCCTACGTCGATGAACTGTCGCTGATCCCAGAGTCGATGATGAACATGCTCACCTCGCGTCTGTCGGTGACCGGCGCGAGGCTGTACGCGACAACCAACCCGGACTCGCCTGGACACTGGCTGCTGCGTGACTACCTGTCCCGGGCGGCGCTGTGGATTCCTGGCAGTGGGCGTCCGGTCGCCCGCCGCATTGTCGAAGGCGACGGTTCCGGGCCGATGGACATGGCCCGATTCTCCTTCACCATCGACGACAACCCACATCTGGATCCGGTGTACGTCGCCAACATCAAACGCGAGTACGTCGGCCTGTGGTACAAGCGGTTCATCCTCGGCCAGTGGGTTGCCGCAGAGGGATCTGTGTGGCCACAGTGGGACCCCGACCGGCACGTCGCAGCGCGGGCGAAGGTCCCCCACATCCGACGGTGGATCTCCATGGGGGTCGACTACGGCACCACCAACCCGTTCGCAGCGCTGCTGATCGGACTCGGCGATGACGGTCGCCTGTGGGTCACCGACGAATTCCGGTGGGACTCCCGAACCCGCCGCCAGCAGCTGTCCGACGTCGAGTACTCGGCGCGGCTACGACAGTGGATGGCTCAGATCCGCGAACCTGGCCAGGATTTCGACGACCCAGCTGCTGGTGTCGTCCCCGAGGTGACCGTCGTGGACCCGTCAGCTGGGTCGATGCGGGTGCAGCTGTACCGCGACGGCATCACCACCACCGCAGCCGACAACACCGTCGGCGATGGACTCAGGATGGTCGGATCGCTCATGGCCGCCGACCAGCTGCGCATCGCCGACACCTGCACAGCGCTCATCGACGAGATACCAGGGTACGTGTGGTGTCCGAAGGCCACAGCCCGCGGCGAGGACACACCGATCAAACTCAACGATCACTCGTGTGACGCGTTGCGGTACGGCCTGTACACCACACGGGGTATCTGGGCAGGGTTGGTCCGAGCAGCAGCAGTTTCAACCGACCGTCGCCGCATGGCGGCCTGACCGAACTGGTGGTGACATATGCCGATGCTGGAACCCGGATCTGCCTGGCCGCCACCAGCGGTCGCCCAGGCCTACGCTGCCTATGCCGACTGGCACGCATGGTGGTCCGGGGACCGAGAGGTTCTCGACGCCACACTCGCCGGCCGAGGGTCCACTGCGGTCCGGCTCCGCAAGACCCAACTTGCCGGCGGGGTCATCGGTCGTCTGTCACGCTGGTTCTGGGGCAACCCTCCACCGTCCGAGGTCCGAGACTCCAGGCTGCACCTGCCGCTCCCAGCGGATGTGATCGCCGCAGTCGGGTCGCTGCTGTGCACCGAACCGATCACCCTGTCCAGCGACAACAGCGACGTGCAGGGCCGCTGTGAGCAGCTCATCGGCGATGGCTGGCAACGCCTCGTGCGGGAGACCGTCGAAGCGACGGCAGTGTTCGGTGACGCCTACCTCCGGCCGGTGATCGACCGTGAGGTGTGGCCAGACCGGGCGCAGCTCGTCGCAGCCCACGCCGACAGCGTCATTCCAACCTTCCGGTGGGGGCAACTCGTCGATGTGGCGTTCGTGTCGACCGTCGCTGGCGACGGTCGTGTGGTCCGTCGGCTCGTTGAGCACCACGCCCCGGGCCGCAACTCCTTCGCGCTGTTCGAAGGGACCAGCGACACCGTAGGCCGTGCCATCCCATTCGCAGAAGACCCATCGACGCAGTGGCTCTCCGGTGTCGTCGATGCAGACGGAGTCATCGACACTGGAATCGACCGGCTGGATGTGGTGCGGATCTCCACGCCTTCCACGCAGGTCCGGTGGCGCGCCGATCCGACCCTGCGTCACTTCGGAAGGTCGCTGTTCGACGGACTCGAACCGTGGTTCGACGCCGCCGATGAGGCATGGACTTCATGGATGCGTGACCTGCGCCTGGCCAAGGCACGCCTCGTCGTTCCGGAGTTCATGCTCACCTCAGCTGGTGCCGGCAAAGGGGCCACGTGGGATGCTGAGCGTGAGATCTTCACGGCCGTGGGTGGGCTCGACCCGGCAGCAGCAGCGATCACGCCGGTGCAGTTCGCGATCCGCACTGCGGAGCACAAAGCGACCGTCGATGAGATTGTGGGTGTGGTGCTGCGGCGCTGCGGGATTTCCCAGCAGACCATGGGCGCCAGCGGCGACGTCGCGATGACCGCTACGGAGGTCGCCGCGAAGGAACGGCGATCGTTGATGACCCGCGGTGACTGGACCACTCAGCAGCTCATCCCAGGGCTCACCGCAGCGGTGCGGCTGCTGTTGGACGTCGAGTCCGCGCAGCTCGCCCGACGTGCGGTCGCCGACAGCGACGCGCCGATGGTCGCTGTCGGCGACAGTGTCCAGGAGTCACCGGAGACCATCGCGCGGACGATCCAGATGCTCGATGCCGCGCAGGCAGTGTCACAACGCACGAAGATCACAATGTTGCATCCTGACTGGGACACCAACAAGATCGACGCTGAGGTGTCGGCGATTGCAGGTGCAGCACCAGCAGCGGTCGACGTGGCGCTGTGACCCAGCCGCAGGACCCAGACGAACTCGCCAGGCAGGCAGCGACGTTGCAGACCGCGGCGGTCGCATCGGTCGCCGCTGCCCTGGCAATGTGGGCGGCTGGCGACACCACCACCAGACCAGCCACGGCGCTCCTGACCTCCATGGCGAAGGTAGCCACTGGGATCGCAGCATTCGCACGGCAGGCAGCTGCTGCGGTGGACAGTGGGTGGGCAGCAGGATGGACGACACCGATCGGGGGGAGCCGTCCGCGGACAGCACCTGTGTGGACTGTCCGCGGACGGCACGTCCAGCGCCTCACCACAGCAGAAACTGCCCAGGCCATCGAGGCAACCGCGCAGGTGGTGCGCCGCTGGGCAACCCAGGCATACGAGACGACCATCGCCCAGGCCGTTGCCGAGGTCCAGCACGGGCATGCGAGCCGCCTCGAAGCCACACAACGCGCGTGGGATCAGCTGATACGCCGCGGATCGACTGGATTCGTCGACCGCGAGGGGCGCCGGTGGGAACTCGCCGCGTATCTGGAGATGGCCGTGCGGACCGGGGTAGCGCAGGCAACCGCGCAGGGTGTCATCGACCGGGCAGCAGCCTCCACCGGCATGGTCCTGGTACCACCGACCCAGTCGACGTGCCGGCTGTGCTCACCGTGGCTCGGGAAGATCCTCGCAGTATCTGGCAGCCCAGGGACTGTAGTGGTGGCGCATCCGGTCACCAGACAGCGGATGCGCGTCACCGTCGCTGGGACGGTTGCACAGGCAGCATCCGCTGGTCTGTGGCATCCGAACTGCCGGCACCGCCCGGTCGTGTATGTGCCTGGTGTGACCACCGCAGGAAGGGTCTCCGCTGGTGCTGTCGCAGCAGGCGATGCCCGGCAGCGGCAGCGGCAGTTGGAGCGTCGTCTGCGGATGTGGCGGCGGCGTGAAGCGGCAGCGCTGACACCGGCGTACGCAGCACGTGCCAGAGACCAGGCTGCGGTGGCTCGCGCGGACCTCGCCGAACACACCAGGGTGCATGGGCTGCGCCGCAAACCAGAGCGGGAGCAGCCGGACAGAGCACGGTAGACCACCTCCTGCGGAGGCCAAGCGGCACCGCAGGAGGACAGCCTCAAGGAAGGCAACAGCATGCGAAACAAGTCGATGTTCCTGACCTCGGTGCCCGGCAGTATCAGGTATCGGCCTGGGCGAGATGCTCCGGTCGACGATCCTGATGCTGGCGGAGCATCCGGCGGTGGCGGTTCTGACGACGGAAACAGCGGCGACGGCAACGCCGCAGGTGGTGACACCAGCGGCGACGACGGTCCAGGAAGGCCGCCGACGATCGACGGTGAATTCGACGCCGAACGCGCCAAGCGGGCCATCGCCGCAGCCCGAGCAGCTGAGAAGTCCGCTAAGGACAAGGCCAAGGCCGCTGCTGCTGACCTCGCCAAGGTGACCGGGGAGCACACCGAAACACTCGCCAAGCTCAAGGCTGACCTTGCCAAGGCTCTCGGCCTCGGCGATGCTGACGAGGACCCGAAGGTCCTCGCCGAGCGGGCCGCCGCCGCGCAGAAAGAAGCGATCGCTGCGCGGGACCAGGCCGTCGCAGACCTCGTCGCCGCGCAGGCCGAAACCGCAGTTGTACGTGCTGCGGCCAAGGCCAAGGCCGATGCTGAGGCACTCCTCGACAGCGCGTCGTTCCGCAGCAAACTGGCGAAGCTCGAGCCGGCACTCGACGGGTTCGCTGAGCAGCTGGCTGAGCTGATCGCCGAGACGGTCAAGGCCAACCCGCGACGTTACGGGACTGAGGCGGCTGTGGTGGTGCAGCGCAGCAGCGGCGATCACACCCCGGCAGGGCAGCCCGCCAGGAAGCGGCCGACGTCGCTCGGTGGGGCTGTCGCCGGGCATTACCGGTAGGACGATTTCCGCCTGGGCAAATGACCCATGCGGCCGACATGCACATGGAGGACCTGTGCCCATCACGCTTGCCCAGGCGGCGATCAACACCCAGGCGGACATCGACTTTTCTGTCATCGACAATCTTCGGCGGAACTCGTGGGTGCTCGACCAGATCGTCTGGGACGACTCTGCGACCCCGGGGACCGGCGGCGCGACCCTGACGTACGGCTACACCCGGCTGACGTCGGCGCGGACTGCCGGGTTCCGGGCGATCGGGTCTGAGTACACCCCGTCGCAGGCGACCCGGCAGACTGTGACGGTGGCACTCAAGCCCAACGGTGGATCGTTCACCATCGACAGGGCGATCGCTCGGCTCGGTGACGCCCGCACCAACGAAGTCACGTTCCAGATGCAGCAGACCCTGATCGCGACTCGCCAGGCGTGGCTCAACGAGATGGTCAACGGTGACATCGCTGTCAACCCGGATGGGTTCGACGGCCTCGACAAGACCCTCACCGGAACCACCACCGAATACGATCCGCTGGCCAACGGTGTCACTGCCGGATATCTGGACTGGTCTGCGAGTGCGGTGGACAGCCAGGCCAAGGCCATGGCCGGCCTGGACCGTCTCGATGAGATGCTGTCGCAGATCGTGCCCAGTCAGACCGGCGGCGGTGACATGGGTGCTGAAGGTGGTCTGCCCGCCGGTGTGAAGGCGATCCTGGGCAACACCAAGTCGATCACCAGGGTGCGTGCGTTGGCGCGCTGGGCTGGGCAGTACACCGCCGACAAGGACAGCCTCGGCCGGCGTGTGGAGACCTACGGTGACTGGGTGCTCGTCGACATGGGCGACGGGATGACCGGATCTACTCCGATCATCCCGGTGTACTCGGCGGATGCTGACGGCGGCGGCGGCGGCGGTGTCATCAGCGGCCTGACCGACCTGTACGCGGTGACGTTCGGGCTGGATTCGTTCCATGGTGCCTCCGCGGCCGGGCAGCAGCTGGTCAACACGATCCTGCCCGACTTCAGCACCGCCGGTGCGAACAAGTCGGGCGAGATCGAAATGGGTCCGTCGGCGGCGGTGCTGAAGAACACCCGGTCCGCCGCGGTCCTCCGCAAGATCAAGGTGCAGTGACCATGGCGAAGGTGACCGTCACATCCCCGAACGCCGGCCACACCGGCGACGTCGGTGCCGCGCACTTCCACCGCGGCACAGCCATCGTCGACACGTCCGAGACGGCGACCCTGGCGTACCTGGCCCGCCGTGGATACACCATCGAGGCCGAGCCGCAGCCGACCCAGACCGCAGCTACGCCGGAACACGACGCTACGCCGGAACACGACGCTGGCGGAGCTACTCAGGAACCCGCAGAAGCGCCAGCGCAACCGCAACAGCCCAGGCAGGCAGCGCCCAAAGACGAATGGGTCGCCTGGGCTGTCGCGTCCGGCCTCGCCAGCCCAGTCGTCGCAG